TGGTAATGTCTTCATTGCAATCTCATAAGCTTCTTCTACTGTATTCGCTTCTACTTCTGACATTGCTGTTTCTAATTCAAAGAATATATTGTATTTGTTCATAGGTTTCTCCTTTAATAACAAATTACTGCATCTTTACATACCTGGCAGATCTGTATTGATCCATCAGGTAAATAAACCGTTTTAGTCTCACATGCATATATCCAGTCACCGATAATGCATTGTGCTAGCATAAAACATGAAATAACTATCCATGCTTTAATCATCTTGCGCCTCCACTTCCTTCACTGGTTCGACGTAAACGCTCACCCCGCATCTTCATCATGGCTACACGCTCACGAAATATATCTTTATCTAATCCAAGAATGTTCATGCATAATTCAAACATCTCATTATCATCATAGATAAAGTCCTCTGCACCTTTGACGAGTTCATTGGGTGATCGGTATCCAAGTAAATCATGTAGTGCATTTTCTAAAATACCGAGTACCAACTTGGCTCGCCAATCATCTGTCGCATAACTTCTGCTGGATACGACTTCATGTAATGGGTCTACAGTAACGTCCATACCTTACTCCTGACTCACCTTGCGTAGGATGTCACCGATCTCATTCTTAATCGCTAAGAATGTATCGGGACCCAATATGCTTAGTGCTTGTTTGTTGACTTCAAAGAACTCAGTAAGCTTCTTTGCTTTCATTTCTTTTGCAAGTTGACTGTTGCCAATTCTGTGTGACATATCAATCATCGTCTTCTTCATGGCATCTTTGTCTTTGACCTCAATCGGATCCTTGCCGGGTAGATTGAGGCTTAAGACTTTTTTATTTCAGTCACCTTTGCCGGTGGTAGTTTAGCTGCAATCGATTTACTTGCTGCGTTACCATCATCATCCTCAGCGGGTAAACCACAAGCAGATAAAAGCGAGTATCTACGTGCATAAGTCAGGGCTGATCCATACTTCTGGGCGTCCTGTTGTGAAGGCACATATAATAAACCACCTGATATTTGCTCACCACTTGAATGCATAAATACAGTTTCAATCTTGACGCCATTGTCACACTCATGAGTCTTCTGTAATAATGCAATGTCATGGTTATGTAATGCATCAATCACCGCATCATGTACCGATGCAAGATCAGCATATTTTGATTTAAAGAATGGGTTATCTGCTTTCTTTAACACTTGTCCAAACTCTTTTTGTGCTTCCACAAATGCCTTAGCAATCCCCAAAGTTTTCTCTGTCATAATTATCTCCAAAGTAAGTTAATATTAATTGATTACGTCTACGTTTATCCACGATGCGACGTTTGATGATTGTTAGAAACATCTCATCATCTTTTTTATCTTGCTCATATTCCTCTTCACGTATTACCGTTTCATAGAGGTACTGTAAGTCATCCATTTCCAAGCTCCCTTATACGTAATTTAGATGCACGGATTGTTCGTGCGGGTTTAGCGGGTACCACTTTTTCAGGTGTTGCCTTGTAGTTGATCATGGTCCAAGTGACTTTATAATCGCCGGCTGTTGCATAAGCATGATCACGCATGTCCTTCATGATCTCGACTTCAAGTTCTTTTTGACGCTCTTCTAATTCATTAATCATGTCTCTAATTTCTACAATCTTTTTAACATGATCAGCTTTATCAGATAGATCAATCTCAGTCTTTTCAGCTTCATCAAAGATAGATGCTGCTTCCCTTGTGTCCTGGATGTCATACCATTCCACTTCGTCATTGTTTTTATATTTATCTAAGCGACGTTGAAAGTCTTGAATTGCTTCGTGCATCCGGGCAATCACTTCCTCATCTCTTTGATATACAAAGACTTTTAGCGTGGTTCCTTTGTATAAAACACAAACGGCACCCCACTTTGCGCCATACGTATCCATCTGCATTTGCAGTTGAAGTACACCGCGATACAGTGGAAGTTCATTCGCTGATTCCACATCATGTGCAGTTAATTTGGCTTCGATGACGCCTTCACCTTCCAATGCGATTGAGTCTGCATTGACACAAATCACACCTTTGTTGATGTCCGTCATGATGTCTTTGCCATTCCCTTTTACTGTACCGTCCAAGCTACAGGCAAAAGGTAAGGTTTGATGTTGATAAGGTTTATCATGGTTTGTCTTTGGATTGCCAAGTCCAAGCCGCACCGCTGATTCATTCAGAATGGTTGCTTCTAATCGATTGCCCCAGTCCATTGATTCATTGGATTGGAATGGTGGTTCGATGCCGTTGATCACATCCATCTTTTGTTTAAGTAGTTCGTTGACCGTCATAAAGCGTGATGCACCCATTAATACAGGCACTTCAGACGCTGATAGTTGGTCATTCGGTGTTAGTTTACCGACCATTGTGTTCCCTTTCATTTAGTAGTTCTAAGAAATCGTCAAGATCATTGACCATTGAAAACCAATCATCCATTGATAGTTCACCACGTCGTTCTAATTCAAAGACGTAGTTAATCAATTGTCTGATTTTAGTTTTGAGTAGAGTTTTCTCTTGTTGAGTTGTCATTACTTTTACCTTTCATGGTTTCGTTAATACATTCTAATTTAGTCTTTAGATAGACTGTTGCACCAGGATCAATCTGTTTAAATGCTATTCCCTTTTGACAGATAATGCTGCGCTCCCTTTCATTATAAGATATCTTTAAATTAATTGCAAGATCGTATATCGATGCTCCTAAAAAAGCACCTAAAATAACCAGACTAGCTTGTTTTATGTTCTGGACGACCATCTTCTATTCCTTTCTGCAAAAAGTAGTTTTCAATGGCTAGATCATCCAACCAATCTTGACCATCCTCGAAACCACAAAAATCCGTGCGTTCCCTTTCCTGATTCATGCGTTCCCTTTCCTAATATGGCAAAGTTAATACAAAATAAGATCCTAAACTTAGCATTGAGAACAAAATAAAGCCCCCTAATATGTCATATATGACAGTTTTACGCTTTCTTTTCCGTGCAATATCTTGTAATATTTCCGGGTTTATGTCACTCAAGTATCTATCAAAGTTATTCATAATTAACCCCCTTTTATTTAAAATAAGTATTAATCATTACAGCCGCATTTTGCCTTGTCTTGTGCATTGCAAGTTGAATTGCTTCATTATGCGCAATTCCAGCCGCTTTATATTGGTTTAAATACTCATTAAATAAGTTTTTAATCACTTGTTTGTTTGCTTTTGTTAGTTTCATAATATGTACCTTTCAAAGTTTATAAAATGACTATCAAATGATAATCCAGCAGCAGCCTATTTAAAGCCGCTGCTAGTTATCACTTACTTATAACAAACCCGCTTGTATCTTTTCGCGCCTTGCCCTTAGCATATAAGCCTAGAATAGCGTTTTTAGGGTTTAAGAATGTAAGATCATGTTTATCACCATCAAACACGCTGCGCTTGTGAAATGTAACGGGTATATTTTCGGGCTTGTCAAATACCGCGGCTATTCTTACACCGTTATCAATAGCCTTTTGATTGTACTTTTCAAAGCCTTTTTTACCACTATATGAGAATGTCAAATCATAGTTTGATGGTATATTCTTACGGTTTGGAATTTTAGTATAATCATAGAATTGCACGTCCGGGAATATATCAAATATAGTCTGTAGCTTATTAAACCATTTAAACTGTATATTTTCCCATCGTATGTCACTGGTTCCGTTTAATCTTACAGCGGCTTTTAAACCTAGCTTTTTAGCTTTATAAGATAATGCGCCTATCTCATCAACTAATTGACGCATGAATTCATTTTGATCATTATTAAATAGTTTGGATCTATTCAGACGCGCGGCTTGTACATTTGAGAATGCGCCGCGTCCAGCTGTATATAAGCATCCATCAATACATCCCGCTAACTTTGCCATAGGGCAATAGTTAACACCTGATAGATCAAAAGGGGCAAGGTATAAAATACCGGTTAAATAGCCATATTGTGTGTTTTTGCTAGTCTTAGCGTTTGTATCTATTGATAAGAGTTTCATTGTTTTAACCTTTCATGGTTTATTAATGATAAAAAAAGGGGTATATTTCAACCCCTATTATTTATGATAGATCTTTCCATTTCATATCGAAATGGTTTTCAACTATCTTTTTTTGATCTTTAGTTGCGACTTGATCAAAATGAGGGTTTAAGAAGTAGTCCATTAAAGTATTTAACTTTCTGAATTTGTCTATTTTCTTTTTGTGTTTATTCATTTGTTACCTTTCATAGTTATTAAAATGATGCTACGGGATAATAATAAGATATCTATTTTATGATTGTCAACAGTTATTTGAAAATAAAATCAGTGATCCTGGATTGATAAGAATTGCTTATGGATAATAATTGCTTATTGATATGGTGTTAATGATAGGGTTTACTTATCACGTGTAATGGGAATAGATAGGAACTAGTTAGGAATAAGTATCTTATATCTGTATCTAATCCCTAATGGCATCTTATTTCATACCCTTAAACCCCTATATTGACATGGTATCTTTTTACGATCCTGGAAACTTCATACGATCTGGAAAAGTTAGAATTGCATGTCACATAAAAGCGACCTTATCCCCCCCTACGGGTATCCTATATCGGTAGGTATCCTACTCAAATTTTTGCCAACTTTCTCAATAATCTTTCATTAGATATCCTAAAGACATTTTTTTTGTCTATATCGTCTAGTTTTGTCCAGTTAACGATTTCAGAGCGTGTGCGACCACAAGAAGCACACAGCTCGAGATCGTCTATCGTGACGAGTTTACATTGAAACGTGCATGGAGAATCAGACATATCTTTTTTATATATATAAAAAAGTGTTAACATGTATCGCAACCAGTTGGCTACAGCACATGAACACAGATAGTTAGAAGCATAGAACCAAACCCGAATAAAAAAAGGTATTCGGTTAAACAGCGTTAGCTGGATAGCTCTCGTTTATCTAGTACCATCAGTAATCAGCTGATGTCCGCTTTCACGATTCCCGATACCTTTATAGACTACTCAGTAGGAGACACCTCTGCGGTTAAACACGTTTATCCTGGTCTGTCGCTATCTACATTCCAGAGGGCTGGGTCATAGCCCCGTTACATACATATTAGCATAACTGTAGTTTAAAGCAACTAGCGGAAATAGTTTCCGGTGGTTTCCACACTCTAAAAATAGTTACGGTGTGCTTGAACTTAACTATCTTTCAGATATACTATAATTATGGAATACAAGATACCTGAATCGATACAGATACAAAAGTTAAGGAATAAAGATCACAGACATTTTGTAGTGATTCCATATAAGGCAGTCATTGACAAAAAGGTGACCAATGGTAACTTAAGAGTGTTATGTGCCTTAGCTGCATACTGTAACAAGCAAGGGTTTAGTATTGTTGGGATCAGAACATTGGCAAAACAACTACAGTGTTCTTTTCCTAACATACAACAACATTTAAAGAAGTTGATGAATCTAGGTTATGTAGAGATGAGAGCGAAGTCGGCTTATCCTGGGATTCGTGGTAACTTAAGACGCATTGTGTATGACAGTACCGTCAAGTGGGATGATGTGAAAGGTTACATGCTCGATAATGAAGACATCAATTACATTAAACGTTATACCGAGATAGAGAATGCCAAAGAGCAAAAGTAGTTTTAAAAGAGATTTAAGTCGTGGTGTCAAAGTAGAAGACTTTGTCTTACAAAAGATTAAGAATAAGTATCCGGAAGCCAGAAGGATTAATGGGTACTGTGCAGAGTATGACATTTGGATTCCAGAGATTAACCAAGGCATTGAAGTGAAGTATGATCCTAAAAGCAATGAGACAGGGAACATTGTGATTGAGATTGAGATGGGTGGTAAACCATCTGCTTTATCAACAACCAAAGCCTCACAATGGATATTCTATGATGGCAAGAGCTTGGTAAGTATTGAACCCCGTGTGATTAAGGAATGTATCTATAGACACCAATTAAGATTGGTCACGTTTACCGGACCCGGAGATGAAAAGAGTAAGAGAGTTTATCTGGTGCCGAAAGAAACATTGTTTCAATATGGAAAGTATATCAATGTTTGAGTATGTGCTTGTTGTATATATGACAATGAAACACCCACAATACGTTGGACATTTTGTAGACTGTACACGAGCGAATAAATATGTTAACAAGCATTATCCGAAAGCAGAATATACCAGTTGTTTACATGAAGACTATATTAATTTACCAGAAGGTTTAGTGAAGAAGGAGATCAAATGAGTAATAACGATGGAGTAGGACCAGGTGGCAAAGGCGATAAACCTAGACCAATTAATGACCGTAAGAAGTTTGAAGAAAACTTTGATCGTATCTTTGGTAAAAAGAAATGACATTACGCGAATTCTATAAACTCATCTGTAAGGAGTTCAACGAGGGTGAACCGTTGGAATACAAGTTTACCGATCCAAGTGGCTATTGGAAAATGACTAAGGGTTTTACCGGGCATGGGCTGAAAGAGATGAAAGCCAGTCAATGGTTAAAGATGATTGAATTGTGTACTCGTGATGTAGAAGCAGAACATAAGAATGATATACGGAGTCGTGGACGTCCGACAAAAAAGGTCCACAATAAATATGTAGGAGACTTATATGAGTGATCTAAAACCGTTTTTAGTTCGTCTCACTCCTCAAAGTGTTGAGTTGCTAAACAAGACTGCGAAGGAACATGAGAAAACTAAGGCAAGCATTATTAATGATGCGATCAAAGCTTACTGTACTAAAGACATTAATGCGAGATTAAATCGACTATGACACCGACACTGAGATTTGAATTGCCATACCCACCGAGTGTTAATAATTATTGGCACGCATCGGGAAAGCGAAGGTATATCTCTCCAGCTGGAAAAAAATTTACCGAGGAAGTATTTGCAGTAGTGAAGCAATCTGGGTATAAAGGGTTTGGCGATAAGAGTCTTGGGATTAGTGTGATGATACACCCTAGATCAAAAAGAATATTTGACCTAGATAATACCTTAAAAGCAATATTAGATGCACTCATGAAGGCTAACGTGTATGATGATGATAGTCAATTTGAATACATTGAGATTGCTAGAGGTGAAGCGAAGGATGGTGGCGCAGCTGTCGTCCATATTTATGAATTAGAAAAGGAAGAAGAATAATGGCACAAGATAATGGGTATCAAGCAAAACCGGGTACAGGCTCTGTATTTAAAAACGACAACAAAACTGAAGATTGGCATGCCGATTGGCGTGGTAAGATCCTCATGCCGGATGGGTCTGAGCATTACTTAGACGTGTATGACAACGTGAGTAAAGGTGGCGTTGCATACAAAAGTGTGCGAATTGGTAATCCTGTGGCGAACAAAGGTGGGCAAGCACCAGTACGTCATTCGCAGCCAGCGAATCAGGCTATGTCCTCAGATAACTTAAATGAACTTGATGACGACTTACCCTTCTAATGGCTGAAACTAAAAACAAAAATAAACCGATTCCAAGTCTATCAGGGTATGGTGGGGTAAGATCCTTGCAGAAAAACTTGGAGCGGAGTACGACCATCGCAGCAAATCGAGAGGCGGTAGCCTACTCGTTGCTGTGTATGGCGAATACTAAATTGTCTGATATCATGGAATGGGATGAAGCGGGTAATGTCAAAGTTAAAGCCAGTAAAGACATTCCTGATACAGCCATGCAAGCGATTAAAAGAATTAAGACGAATCCTAAGACAGGTGAAATAGAAATAGAACTGTGGGATAAAGTACAAACCTTAAGACTGTTAGCGAAAGCCAGTGGTCTACTCGACAATCCTGATGAGTCAGATAAACCATCGGTGATTGGTATTAACGTAAAAGCACCTGAGACATTTGACAATGAAGAATAAAGCATCACGAGATAAATATATGCAGATTATCAAAGAAGAAGCAGCAAAGACAAAAGATTACGATAGATCGAGAGGTTGGATTAAAAAAATATTAGATAATCCAAACGATCAGTTTGAAGTGGTGAACAAGTTTGCTCAAGAAGCAGCGCGAAGATTAGGAATAAATAAAGATGAATGATCCAAAAGACATCCAAGTTGGTGGTGACCATTACAAGCGACACGCTATACAACCTATAGATGTTATGAAAGAATACCTATCAGATGAGGCGTACGAGGGATTTCTGAATGGTAATATTATTAAGTACGCATTGAGGTGGAGAGATAAAGGGGGTGTTGAGGACTTGAAGAAGTTACAACACTATGTCGCCTTTTTAGTAAAACAACTGGAGACTAAAAATGGAACTCAAGGCAATGATTGAGCAGTTGCGTGAAGAGTTTGCTATGGCGCACTTAAATAATACCCGAGTCATGGAGATTATTGATGCGTTATGGAAAGAGAATCAAGAACTCAAACGCTTAGCCACAATGAAGTTTAAAGATATTGATGATGAAGAATGAGTAATAAAAAAGAACGTAGTAAAAAAGAGTTAGCGGGTCCAGGCATTGATCTGGATTTTAGTGGAGCATTAACGACTTATAAATTTCTCCAAAGTAATGCATTTGTTCGCGGATTGATGGGACCAGTAGGTTCTGGTAAATCTTATGCATGCGCTGCTGAAATCATGATGAGGGCTGTCAGACAGAAGCCGTCACCACTCGATGGGGTCCGCTACACTCGTTTCGTAATTGTCAGGAACTCATACCCAGAGCTTAAGACGACAACCATTAAGACATGGCAAGAGTTATTTCCTGAAAACACTTTTGGTCCGATGTTATATACACCTCCAATCACGCATCACATACGCCTACCCTCCCGAGGTGATGCCGCAGGCATAGACTGCGAAGTGATCTTTTTAGCATTGGACCAACCTAAAGATGTACGTAAACTATTATCATTAGAGTTAACAGGAGCATGGGTCAATGAAGCAAGAGAACTTCCAAAAGCTGTTATTGATGGTCTCACTCATCGGGTTGGTCGCTATCCTACACAGCGGGATGGTGGACCGACTTGGCATGGAGTGTGGATGGATACTAACCCAATGGATGATGACCATTGGTGGTTCCGCCTAAGCGAGAAAGAACCGATCACAGGTAAGTATGGATGGGGCTTCTTTAAACAACCGGGTGGCGTCGTAGAAGTATCCCCTGAAGATTTACCTGAGAATCCTGAAGCCAACGATCATATTTTTGCGGGTGGTCGTTGGTGGACGATTAATGGTAAGGCAGAAAACGTCAATAACTTACCAGGTGGATATTACAATCAGATGTTGGGTGGTAAGAACTTAGATTGGATTCGTTGTTATGCGGAAGGTAAATACACCTACGTACAAGAAGGTCGACCGGTGTGGGGTGAATATGATGATAACCTGATGAGTTCTGCTGAAGTGGATTACGATCCTAACCTACCTATACACATTGGTCTTGACTTTGGTTTAACACCAGCGGCAGCGATTGGTCAACGATTAGCTAATGGCAGATGGGTGATCTTACATGAGATCGTCACTGAAGATATGGGGCTAGAACGATTTGGTCAACAATTATTAGCAGAGATTAATGCAAAGTATCCTAAAGCACAAGTCTTAGTCTGGGGTGACCCAGCGGGTATGCAACGTGATGCGATTTATGAAGTGACTGCATTTGATTATTTGAGAACATTAGGTTTGCGCGCACAACCGACGGCATCGAATAACTTTAGAGTTAGACGTGAAGCCGCAGCTGCACCGATGCAACGATTGATTGCGGGTAAGCCAGGACTGATGGTGCATACTTCTTGCAAACGATTACGTAAATCACTAGCCGGTGGTTATCATTTTAAACGAGTCGCTGTGGGTGCCGGACAAGAGCGATTTAAAGATAGCCCCAATAAAAACGAACACTCACACATTGGTGATGCATTTGGTTACTTGCTGTTAGGTGGGGGTGAACATAAGCGCATGACCAAGTCAGCCTTAACACAAAACACTTTGATTTCACAAACAGTCGTCAATACTGATTTCGATGTTTTTAATCAACATTGATAAGATACTACAAGCATTACCGAACTTAGACAATGGATATTATTTACCATTTCATTCGGATCATGTGGCTAACTTTAAAGGAATTATTGAATATGAATCTCAATCAATTACGATTGAAGATCGAATCCACATGTTGGAATACCAGTCTCAACTTGGTCCTAGTATTACTGCGTTTGTTAATAATACTCCTGTCGCTGTGTTTGGTGCTGTGTTTCTCTGGAAAGGCGTGGCTGAAGCGTGGTCTCTATTCAGTGAGGAATCCAGAAGATACCCAATAGCTATGACAAAAGGTGCAAATGCATTTTTTGATAGCTGTCAGATATTATTTAATTTACATCGTATTCAAATTACCGTAAAATGTAATGATCAAAGGGCTGTGCGATGGGCTAAGCATTTACGTTTTATATCAGAAGGAACGATGATTGGTTATAGTGCAGATAAAGACGATACATATATGATGAGGAGAACTTAATGGGTGGTTTATTTGGTGGCGCACCTAAGATGCCAAAGGTCGATACATCTGCACAAGATAAAATGATTGAGCAGACACAGCAACAAATCGAAATGCAACAGAAAGAAACAGAGCGTTTACGTACACAAGCTGAAGAAGAAAGACGTACAATGGAAGAACAACTAGCATCAAAACAAGCAGCAAGACGTCGTGGTGGTAAACGATCATTATTGTCTGAAGCACGCTTTATGCCAGAACTCGGTGTAACTGACGAAGACCAAACCCTCGGAGGTTAACATGGCTCAGTCCTTATCATATAAAGAAGCCGTATCTAAAGGTCTAGTGTATCCAGGATCTGAACAAGAAGCATTAAAGATTACGGGTGGTGGTAAAGGTTTTGCTGATACAGAATCTTATAAGAAAGCATTTGAAACATCTTATCAAGCTAAAAAATCTGAAATATCAAATTATCAAACTCAAATTGATCAAGTACAAAGAGATCGTGATATAGCTCAACAAGCTAGACGAACATATCAAGATCTTGCATTTCGTATTCCATTTAGAGCGCAAGCGGGTAAAAAAGTTGGTGGCATGATTGCAAGTAAAAATGCAGCAGCAAATCAATATAGTCAAATTGCAAGCAAATATGGAATCTCTGCTAGGATTATTTCATACGACGATAATCGATTTGCATCTGCTTTTAATGATCAAGTTAATAGAATATTAGAACAACGTAAGAGTGCTTCACAAACCATGGAACAAGCCATGGCTAAATATCAAGCAGCAACTAAAGAAGCAGTCACAGTAGAGAAAAGAGAAACAGGTGCGGCAACAGCAGCTCGTAAAAGATTAACACGTGGCACAGCTGGATTATTAGCTAAAGCCGGTGGTGCGGGCGGTATGGTAGGAACAGGGTTACCTGAACTTGGCACAGGAGTCAGTGGTGGTTTAGGTATTGAAGGACAACTAGGAAGAAAGATGACATTATGAAACCAGAATTTAAAGACAATGGCGAACCTACAAATAAGTACATGAAGTGGTTGTATGAAAATGATTTTGAAAAGTTTGAACAATTACAATCAGAACACTTTACAACAAAAGCAAAAATGAAAGAGAATCCATTACGTGATTACGTTAAAAAGAAAATGAAGAAGAAGGACTAAATATGGAAAAGAAAGGTTTATACCACAACATTAACGAGCGTAAAAAAAAAGGTATTAGTCGCTCTAAAAAAGATTCAACTATATCTGACAAAGCATATAAACACATGCTTGCTGGATTTAAAAAGAAAAAATAAATGGAAAAATATAGAGACGCATATTCGACGCGTGATATTGAACAAGTCAGGCTGATTGAAGGTCAGGCTTTTAGTTTAGGTTATGTGCGTACATTTGCAGATCCACTACCCGCTGGACAAAGTATTGACATTGCTTTAGCTTTTCCATCAGGATTAAATCCTATTATAAGTATTTCTGGATTGTGTGCGGGCAATGCCATAGGTTATTTGTATGAGAATGCTGTGATGACTGGAGGTACATCATTGCCAATTATTAAACGTAATCGTGCAAGCACCATTAGTAGTCAAGGTGTAGCTTTAGTAGGACCAACAGTGACGTCACTAGGCACACTTGTATTACAAGAAATACTCACAGGTGGTGTAGGTAAAAAAGGAGCTGGTGGGGAAGCGGGTGGTAATAATCTTATTTTAAAAGGATTAACTTCATACCTATTTAGATTAACCAATGCAGATCAAAACAATAACGCACAAGCTGCTGAGATTATATTAAGTTGGAATGAATAATGGTTGCTAAGAAATATCAAAATCCTACAGGTGGTTTGAATGAAAAGGGACGTAAACATTTTGAAAACAAAGATGGTGGAGATCTTAAGCCACCACAAAAGTCTGGGACTGATGGTCGTCGTGTCAGTTTTGCTGCACGCTTTTCTGGTATGTCTGGTCCTCTAAAAGATGAGAAGGGTAGACCAACACGATTGAAGAAAGCATTACAAGCGTGGGGTTTCGGCAGTAAAGAAGCTGCACGTAATTTTGCAAACAAAAATAAAAAGGGATAAGTATGGTAGACATGATGAGATTAAGTGCTGAAGATGTTTTAAAGCGTCATGAAAAAGCACTGATTAAAAAAGAAGACTTTAGAAACTTATACGAAGAAGCATACGAGTTTGCTCTACCACAACGTAACTTATATGATGGTCATTACGATGGTAAGGTTGGTGGCACTAAGAAGATGAATCGTGTATTCGATTCTACAGCGATTAACTCTACACAACGATTTGCTAATCGTATGCAATCTGGCATCTTTCCTCCACAGCGTAAATGGTGTCGACTAGAACCAGGACCAGATATTCCTGAGGATCGTAAAGCTGAAGCTCAAGCTGCTTTAGATGTATACAACGACAGATTATTCTCTACACTTAAACAGTCTAACTTTGACATTGCGATTGGTGAGTTCTTGTTAGACTTATCTGTAGGTACGGCAGTGATGATGGTTCAGCCGGGTGATGATGTTAATCCAATTAACTTTGTTCCTGTGCCACAATACTTAGTCTCTATTGAAGAAGGTGCTAATGGTCAAGTAGATAATGTGTATCGACGTATTCGTCTTAAAGGTGAGGTCATACAAAGACAATGGGCAGATGCAAAGATTCCAGCTGAATTACAAAAGAAAATTGATGACAAGCCAACAGATGATGTTGAATTAATTGAAGCAACTATTTTTGATCAGAAGCGTGGTGACTATTGTTACCATGTGATTCATAAAGAATCTAAAACAGAACTCGTATACAGACGTATGGATTACAGTCCTTGGATCGTATCACGATACGCTAAAGTAGCGGGTGAGATTTATGGTCGTGGTCCATTAATTACTGCATTACCTGACGTAAAGACATTAAACAAAACTAAAGAATTAGTATTGAAGAATGCATCATTAACCATCTCTGGTGTGTATACAGCAGCAGATGATGGTGTGTTGAATCCAAATACAGTGAAGATCATGCCAGGTGCCATTATTCCTGTAGCACGTAACGGTGGTCCACAAGGTGAATCATTAAGACCATTGCCACGTGCCGGTGACTTCAATGTATCACAGTTAGTGATTAATGATTTAGTAGCAAACATCAAACGTATTTTGCTTGATGAGTCATTACCACCAGATAATATGTCAGCTCGATCAGCAACAGAAGTGGTAGAGCGTATGAAAGAATTATCACAAAACTTAGGTTCTGCATTTGGTCGACTCATTAATGAGACAATGATTCCATTAGTATCTAAGATGCTGCAAGTCATGGATGATCGTGGTATCATTACATTGCCATTAAAAGTAAATGGTTTAGAAATTAAGATTAGTCCTGTTGCTCCATTAGCAATGGCACAAAATATGGATGATGTACAAAACATCTTACAGTATGCTCAGATTGCACAGCAAGCTGGACCAGCCGGACAAACAACAATTAAAGTTGAAGAAATGATGGATTACATTGCTGAGAAATTAGGCGTGCCACAATCAATCAGACCTACTCCACAAGAGCGTATGATGATGAAACAACAGATGGCGCAAGCTGCACAACAAATGGCGGCTGAACAACAAATGGCTCCAGAACAACAAGGATAATTATGGCTGGATGGGAAGACTTAGAACAAGCATTACCGCTTGATATTAGAGATGTAAATCAAAAAAGAGATGATGTAGATCGTCTCTGTCTTAGAGTCCTTGGGGGTGAGGACGGTGAACAGTTGATTAAATGGCTGCGTGAAGCAGTTGTTGAGCAACCTGTTGCCTTGCCAGGTAGCGATCCTAGCTACGCTTACTACCGTGAAGGACAAAATAGTATCGTAAGGGACTTAGAAGCAAGGCTAATTAGAGCAAGGAAATTATAATGAGCGAAGAAGCAATCGAGCCTAGTGTGGATCAAGAAAGCACTGGCTTACTCGATGGAGCTACTCCTGAAGTCGAAGAAGCCAATGCTGAAGAAAATGCACAAAAAGTAGAAATAGATCATCGTGATCCTAAAGAGTTACAAGCTAAAGAAGAGTTTGGCTTAGAGGAAACAGAGGAAGATGATGAGCCATTAGAGAGACCAGATTGGTTTCCTAAAAACTTTTGGAAAGAAGAAGAGTCTGAACCAGACCTTGAAGGCATGGCTAAATCATGGTCTGATTTAAGAAAGAAAATCTCCCAAGGTAAACATAAAGCACCAGAAGATGGTAACTATGATTTATCTGCATTTGGTAATACACCGGATGATGACCCAATTAGGCAGCATGTTGTAGATTGGGCAAAAGAGTATGGTGTGAGTCAAGCTGCATTAGATGACTTAGTTGGACAAGTTGTTGATATGAATATGCAGAATGCTGATAACTTTAAAATGAACATTGAGCAAGAAAAGAAAGCTTTAGGTCCTAATGCCGATTCACGTATAGAAGGCATGGTTAAATGGGGTGCTAATCTTGTTCAAAAAGGCATTTGGGGTAAAGATGACTTTGAAGAGTTTAAAGTAATGGGTGGTACTGCAAAAGGTATCTCTGCATTAGAAAAACTCAGAGCATCATATGAAGGTAGATTACCTACCGACACAGTACCCGTTGAAGGCGCACCATCGAAAGATGAGCTATATCAAATGGTCGCTGATCCTAAATATAAAAGTGATCCATCTTTTAGAGCTAAAGTCGAAAAGTTATTTTCTCAAAACTTTGGTTAAACACTTGACAATTTGCCTTGTCCTCGACTATAATCGGGGATAAGGCTTATTGTATCTATTCTTGATACAACCCTTAACGCAAGTAACCTTGTCGACCGGCTATCGTAAATAGCAAGTTCTAGCCCAGTTTCACTGGCATACTAAAGCGATTAATACACAATTTTATTAATTACTAAGGAGCTAATAATGGCTATTGGATTATCTAATGCTTTTGTTACCCTATTTGATGCCGAAGTTAAACAGGCTTACCAAGCAAAAGCACAGCTTATTGCAGCAGTAAGACAAAGACGCGGCGTTGAGGGTTCAACAGCAAAATTCCCTAAAGTGGGCAAAGGCGTAGCAACATTACGTATTCCACAAACAGACGTAACACCGTTAAATGTGGATTTCTCACAAGTAACAGCAACTATGGAAGATTGGAATGCAGCAGAATATTCTGACATCTTCATGCAACAAAAAGTTAACTTTGACGAAAGACAAGAATTAGTGCAAGTTGTGGCTAATGCTATTGGTCGTCGTCAAGACCAACTTGTTATTGATGCATTAACAGCATCATCAACATCAAACACTGTGTCAAACGACATTGGTGGTACAGATACAAACCTTAACTTAGACAAGCTTCTTTCAGCTAAGAAATTGTTAGACAAAGGTAACGTACCTCCACAAGATCGTCACATGGTAATTCATGCTAACTCTTTAGCATCAATCTTAGCAGAACAAAAACTTACATCTTCTGATTATGCTTCAGTTAAAGCTTTAGTATCTGGTGAAATCAATACATTCTTAGGTTTCACATTCCACGTACTTGGCGACAGAACTGAAGGTGGTTTAGCTGTTGACGGTTCTTTAGACAGAACTGTTTGGGCATTCCACAAAGATGCAGTTGGTTATGCTGAAGGTATGGGTCCTAAGACAGAGATTAACTACGTTCCAGAAAAAACATCATTCCTTGTGAATTCAATGTTCTCAGCTGGCGCAGTAGCAATCGATGCTGAAGGTATTGTTCAAATCACATGTCGTGAATCAGCTTAAGGAGAATGACACATGGCTTATAATAAAGACAATCTACAACCAATAGGTGGTCAGTCTAAAGCTGGTAATGCTCCTCAAATGTGGAGCTATACAGCACCGGGAACTGATGCACTTGCTGATATCAATACAGCTGGTTATTTCAATAACGCACACTCAGTATTAAAAGTGGGTGACTTAATTCATGTATGGGATGCTTCTGTTCCTACATCTACTTTAGTTACTGTACTTTCTAATGCTTCTGGTGTTGTTGACGTATCAGATGGTACAGCACTATCAGTTGCAGACGCTGACTAAGTTGTTTAATGCAGATTGGGTAGGTGCTTCGGTGCCTACCTATTTGCACATTTAAGGAAAAGAAAATGGCAACAGGTGATACCGATATTAGAATATGCTCAGATGCACTCTTAATGCTTGGAGCGAATCCTATATCTTCATTTACAGAAGGTACAGACGAATCTAACATTTGTGATCGTTTATATCCTGATATTAAGATCAGAGCATTAACGATGTATGACTGGTCATTCTCATTTAAGAAAACACAATTAGCTCGATTAGTGACAACACCGACTAATGAATACAAATATGAATATCAACTACCCTCAGACATTATTGGCAGACCGAATGCCGTATATGATACAGATGATGTAGGCGCACCTCCTCGACGTGAGTATCGTTTGATGGGAGACAAATTATTAACTGACTACGAAAAAGTGTATATTGATTACCAATACAATGTTCCAGAGTTTGCTCTACCACATTACTTTGTACAATTACTGAAGTATGAAATGGCATGGCATTTAGCATTACCAATTACTGATCAAGCAGATAAAGCAGAATATTGGAGAACCATTGCAGAAGGCACACCCGGAGAGAATGGTCGGGGTGGTTACATTAGACAAGCAATGAATATAGACAGTCAAGGCAATCCAACAAACGCAATACAAGATTTCTCATTAATTAACGTGAGGTACTAATGGCACGGTTTGTTAATATACAAACAAACTTTACAACAGGCGAGCTTGACCCTCTAGTTCGTTCACGTATTGATCTTGATGCTTACAATAACGCATTAGAAAAAGCAGAGAATGTTATCTGTCAACCGCAAGGTGGAGTGAAAAGAAGACCGGGATTAAAATACATTACAGAACTAGGCGGTAGCCCAGAGAATGGTGTACGTTTAGTACACTTTGAATTTTCAGTAACAGATAGCTATATGTTGGTCTTTACTAACCAACGTATGTATGTATTTAAAGATAAAGCATTAGTGACTGATATCAATGGTTCAGGTGATGATTATTTAACTGTATCTGCTATTACTAGCGCACGTATCCCAACCATGTGCTGGACACAGTCAGCGGATACATTGATTGTGGTGCATGAGGATATGAATCCAGTCAAGATTGTTCGTGGAGCAAGCGATTCATCTTGGACAGCATCTAACGTGTCATTTGATTCTATTCCTAAATATGCATTTACGTTAAGCACATCTAACCCAGCAGCTACATTAGAACCTTCTGTTGTATCTGGTAAAGTTACATTAACTGCTAGCACTGGTGTGTTTAATAGTGGACATGTTGGTCAGTATATTAATGCAGACCCACAAGGTCGTGCAAAGATTATTGAGTTTGTTAGTTCAACAGTAGTTAATGCAGTCACAGAGTTTCCATTCTTCAACACAACAGCTATTGCATCAGGTGACTGGGAGCTAGAAACAGGATATGAAGACGTATGGTCAGCAACAAAAGGATATCCAAGAACTGTTACATTTCATCAAGGTCGATTATATTTTGGTGGTAGTAAATCTAGACCATCAACAATATGGGGTTCTAAAGTTGGTTTATTCTTTGATTTTGAAGCCATCGAAGGATTAGACGATGATGCAGTTGAAGCTACACTAGATACCAATACATTTAACGCAATTACAGACATGATTTCTGGTCGTGATCTACAAGTCTTTACATCTGGCGGTGAGTTCGTAGTACCTCAGGAGGGTTTAACACCGATTACACCAACAGACTTTTTCCTACAATCTGTATCACGTAATGGTATTAAAGAAGGTGTGCGAGTACAACAGCTAGAATCTGGTGTGTTATTTATACAGAGACAAGGTAAACAGTTATCTGAGATTGCATACTCTGATACACAGCTCACTTATGTTACATCTAAGATCTCATTACTCTCTGGACACTTACTTAAAAGTCCTAAGTCTATGGATATTAGACGTGCAGTGAATACAGATGAAAATGACTTGTTATTGATTGTTAATGAAACTGATGGATCGATTGCGGCATTCTCATTATTGCGTGCGCAGAACGTCATAGCACCATCCGAGTTTACAACTAATGGTGATTACGTAGATGTTGGAGTAGATATTACAGATATTTATACAGTAGTAAAACGTGATGATGATGGCACAGACAAGTACTATGTTGAAGTGTTTGATGACACGGTCAATACTGACTCAGCAGTTACGGGCGGTGCAGTAGCGAGTTTAGATGCATCACACATTGACGGACAAACAGTGAATGTTATCTCAGACGGCTTGGTTGAAGAAGATCAAACAGCAGATAGTGCAGTGACATTTACAAACGTACCCACTACATCGTGTGAAGTCGGATTGCCTTTTGATGTTACCGTCAGAACAATGCCTATTGATGTAAGAATGCAATCAGGTACACGGATTGGGTTTAAGAAACGTATTGTTGAGGTTAATGCCTTATTATATAAAACACAGAATTTAGTAATTAATGGAAACCTTGTTCCGATCAGAACATTAGGCACCGGAGCATTAGATTCAGCAGTGCCAGAGTTTACAGGAACAAAGGTGCTTCATGGTATACTTGGGTATAGTAATAATGGACAAATCACAGTGACACAAAATGCACCGTTAAAGTTCACATTACTTGGTTTAGAATATAAAGTAGCAACACATCAAGGAACGTAATTATGGGATTTGCAGCCGCACCAGCAGCAACAACAGCATTTGGATCGACAGCATTCTGGGCGGGAACAGCCGCAGCTGCTCCAGTAGCGACTGCTAGTTTTGTTCCAACATTACTTACTGCTAGTCAAGGCATATCTACTGGTGGCTTATTGAGTGGATTTAGTTTAAGTAAATTATTACCTACATTAAATCAAGCAGCACCATACTTGTATTTAGGGTCACAAGCTTTAGGAGCTGGAGCTAGGATTGGTGAAGGTAATTATCAAAGCCGTATGTATGATTTACGTAATTTAGAATTACAGGCTAACCTATCTACTAAGCGCATGAATGCTGAGATTGAATCAGTAGAGCGTCTTAAAAAGTTAAAACGTGTTATGGCAAACAATGTAGCACGCCAATATTCTGGTGGAGTATCTGGTTTAGATGGATCTGCAAAACTATATGACACTATTGCGCAACAAGAATATGGCAAAGATTACGCAGTTGCCATGTTAAATATTGAGAATGAATTGATTAAAGGTAACGTACAGTCAAATATCTTTGAAGCAACATCACAACAAGTAGTCAACAATGCATATCTTGACTCAGCTGTTCAGTTAGGAACTGCGGCATATAATTATAAACGATTAGGATTTCCTAGTGGAGGAACACCATAATGGCTGAAGAATATAGAAGATCATTGTTAGGAACAACAGGATCTAATTTAGAATATTCAAATATTGAAGAAGGCGTGCGATCATCAAGACGAATGCAAGATAGATTGAGTCAATTATCTCAATTTGCATTTAGAGATTTGACAGAACAAGCAACTCGACAGGGTCAAGAATATGCTGTTAAAAATAGACCATCATTAAAACAGATTGGTGATGCAGTACGCAAAGGTGAAGATGTAAAAGCATTATTTGCACAGCCTGGCACCGTGTTTGGTGATAATGCGCGTGTGATGCAAGCTGAGTTGTTTAGACAAGATGTTTCACAAAATTTAAACAATCGTATTGCAGACGTAATTAATGCAGTAGATCGTGGAATGTATGAAGGTGATGCAAATGAATTTGCTGATAGCATACAAGCTGAGATTGATGGTATTTATAATGTATTAGCTGATATTGACCCACAAGCTGGATTAAAGTTTAAAGCACATGGAGTGACATTATCAAATACAGTATATGAGAAAATATTAGGCAAACAAACAGAACAGTTTATCGCTGAAAAAGAAGCAGCAGTTGAAACACAGAAACAAGCATATGCAACCTTACTATCTGCTAATTTAGTTAAGACTAATGGTAACTTTGCACAAGCTGTTGCTTTAACAATGTCTGTTAAACAAGATTTGTTTGATGCATATGATGCATTACCAAGCGGTATAACTGATGCAAGCTATAATGATGTCATGGCTTTAGAGCAAGAGGTATATAAAAATTCAGCAACATCTATTATACAAAACAATCCTATGTTGCGTAATAATTTTGACGATGTGTACTATAACTTAATGAATAATACACCGCCTGAACAATTAGATTTTTATCGATATTTACCAGAAACAACTAAACTAGAGATTGTGCAACAAGTTAAAGATATGCATGCACAAAATTATGATATTGCTACCAAAACGTATGCCTTAGAAGAACGTAATAACAAATCTAGATTAGCTGTATTGAAATCTGAATGGCAAGACTTACAAGATACCACAGACTTAGATGATCCTAATCGCCAAGAAAAGCTCTATCAAATAGAAGCAGAAGTAGAAATGATGAGTAAAACTCACCCAAGCGTAGTTAATATGATTGGCTGGCGTAAGTATAAAGACGGGGAATTTGAGGAAATTAATCGATTTGATCCAGATGCAACAGAAATTAGAAGAATGATTGATAATCAAGAATTCGCAGACTGGTCTTCTTTAGAGGAGTATGCAATTAAAACTTATCCATATAAATTTACTAGCATTGATGAGGTTGAAGCAACATTTGGAGAGTACTTTTTAAATGAAAATAAACGTTATATTAGTGCAGTGGCAGATGACATAGTGAATAATAAAATGTTTGCATACTACACAACAACAGATAAGCGTGATTTGCACAATAAAATTGTAAGACAAGTTAAGAATACTATTAATACAAATACTAAGCTGAATCAACAGGCAGCTGAAGGCGAACCTTTGTTAACTACTGATGCAAAAGAAATTGCTAATGAATTATTAAAACGAACAGAACAAGTCAAGCCACTTGATCAAGATATCTTTGCACTTCAATCATCCATGCAAGACTATGTAACAAAGGCAAAAATTATGAAATTTAATACAACAGATCCAGACTTTGTCATGAATGAAAAAATTGATAAGATATTAAAAAATACATTAGATAAGGATGAATATACTGACTTTATGACTTTATACCAACAATTGTTATTAAAAAGACAAGAAGTAATTGATCTTGGTTATACATTATTTTAAGGAAAATTATGGCTGAATTATTTGATTTAGATGAAATTATTAATCAAGGAATTATGGATGAATATCGTATTGGTAAAAAAGATAAATATAAGCCAGATGCTCTTTATCGACTTGAACAGCAAGTTACTGGTAAAGAACCTGAAGTTGCTTTTAGAGAAACACCTATGTACGATCAACAGCTAGAGAATATACAAAAGAGTTTACCTAAAACTTTATATTCATTATTAAAGGGATTAGTTCAGGGTGAGGTAGGTATGCTTGGTGATATAGAAGGTATTGGACGATCAGCTAATGTTGCTGGGCAAGCTTACTTTTCAGATCCTAACAATGAAGCTGAATATGATGCATTGATGTCGCAATTAGAAGAAGAAACATTGTTTCCAACCACTGAGGATGTTAAAAAAAGCGTAGATAAATATGTTCCAGCAATGGAAGGATTCGAAGCATCTGAAAGAATAGGTGAGTTAATTTCTCCTGGTGCTACCTTACTAGCTGGTATGAAATTATTAAAAGGATTGTTTAAACCAAATAAAGGTGCTGCACTTGCTGTATCAACAAAAGAAGGATTAGAGAATGACAATCGATAGTAATATTACTAAAAACATTCAAGAGATGTCTGATGCAACAGAACAGTTGACTACTAATAAAGTTGCGCAAGATTCTGTAGAGCAACAGCAAAATATGGATATGTTTACTGAAACAGAACAACCACCGGTATTTACTGGTGAATCAGTTGAAGTTGCTGGATTAGGTCGTAAAGAATTACTTGATATTACTAAAAAGAAAGCAAAAGAGATTGTAAAAGAAAAGTTAGGTAAGAAAGGTCAAAAGATAGAACGTGATATTGAGGTGACTGAACCAACTAAAGTAATTGAAGAAGCTCCAGAAATTACAAAGCCACAACAAATAGAAAATGAAGTTCAGGTATTAAATAAAGACAAACCATCTAAGATTAAACCTCAAGAAGAAAAACCATCACAACAATATTATGAAGTAACAGATGAATCAATTGATGAGGTTGCTAAGAAGCGTGAACGCATTATCGAAGAAGGAACTGAAAGAGTCAAGCCATCACAAACTGTTGATGTTGATCAGGGTGTAGAAGTCAATAGAATCTCTACATTGCCTTATGATGAAACATCACAAGCAGCTACAGTTAAGGCAAGTAGTCAAGCTTTCTTAAAAGATAATCCAAAAGCACGTACCGTTAAAGATGTGTTTGCTGAAGCAGCACGTCGTGGTATTGATGTTAAGCTATTAGAAAAGGTCGCATCTGGTAAAGGAATCAATCTAGAAGCAAAGCTTGGTAGTAAGACTGCTCAAGATTTACCAGAGAAAATTGCTGGATATATTAAGCTACATGATGATAATGCTGCGGTATTAGATGATCTATTTGAAAAGCTAGCGAAAGGAAATGCTACGACTACAGATCGTTATAACTTAAAACAACATTTAATTTGGCATCAAGAGATTCTTAAAGGGATGTCTAATGTGCAAACAGATGTTGCAGTATCATTGAACTTGTTTAAACGTGCTTCTGTTGACATGAAGGGAATGAAGAATGTGTCAGCAGAAATGATTGAAAATCTTAATCAACAATCTCTTAATGATAAAACTTTAAGAGAGTTTGCTGACTTATGGAATACAATGCCAACGATTGGTGGCAAGAATAAACTGGTATTAGCGCAAGATGACTTTAATAAGTCGTTGATGGATACAATGTATTTAACATACAAAACCAATCTTCTTTCTAGCCCAGATACAATTGTAGAGAACTTAATTGGTGCAACTGTGACTGGCGTTAAAACACAGATTGATGATTGGGCTGGTGCTTTATGGGGAAGTGCTAGACGTAAATTGTTAAAACAGCCAATCACCCGTGAAGATTTAATTATTGATGACATTATTAATGGTTATGCTGGTTTAGCACATACATCTAGAGAAGCACTAGAAGCTGCTGTGGTGACATTAAGAACAGGTAAAAGAAGCTATAAAAAAGATATTGAACTAAGTGAATCGTTCTTACAGAAGCTATCTGATAAAGACATTAAAGTTCCATATACTAGTATAGTCTTAGGCAAATCACCAAAAGCTGATCAAGAATATTGGAAATCTATAATTAAAGGAGTATCTTATTTCCCAAACCTAGTTTTAAAAACATTTGGTGCTGGTGATGAGTTTGCTGGATCATTCTTTGCTCGCATGAAACTACATTCGGAAGCTAGTCGTTATAGTAGAAATAGAATGGCTGATTTAATTTCTGCTGGCAAATCTACTGATGATGCTTTTAAAATTACCTCTTCTGAAGTAGAAGCATTCTTAAAAACACAACCAGCAAATATATATAAGAATGTAGAACAAGCGCGTGAGTTTATTAATTTACGCTATCGTTTTGCTGATGAGGTAAAAGATGTCGATATATTTGGCATGAAAGCAGATGGTTTAGCTAGTGGTGTAGGAAAAACATATAACTGGGTGAATGATAAATTATCTAATACACCATTTATTAGATGGATGTTTCCATTCTCAAATTCTTTAACTCGTATCTTTGAAATGACCGCAGCAAGCATTCCTGGATTAGCTGTAATTGCGCCAACGTACTGGGAAGATAAAGCTGCTGGTGGAGCTAGAAAAGATCGAGCTTATGGTCGTATGGCTTTAGGCTCAGTGATGTTGATGGGTTTTAAACAGCTTGCTGATCAAGGTATATTAAATGGAGCTGGACCCACAGACCCTAAACATGCTAGCACATTACGATCTAGAGGTCATTTACCATATTCAATTCGTTTAGGTAAATCTGAATATACAGATAAAGATATTAATAGTTTACGTAAAATACTTAATGAAGATGAAATTTCTGTAGCTCAAAATGGAGACTTGTACATATCGTTTGAACGCTTAGATAACTTTGCTATGATTGCTGGCATGTCATCAGACTATGTAGACTACACTAGATATGAAAGAGATCGGTTTAATTCAAATGAATTAAAAAAATTAGCACTTGCTAACATGAGTGTTGTATATCAATTCTTGGGCAATCAAATCTGGTTTGAGCAAACAGGTCGTTTCTTAAGTGCTATGCAACGTGCTAATGATAGAAATAAAGGAAATATAGTAGCAAATTATATTACACAATCATTAACATTTGCTGGACAAAATGCAATGCTTGGGATTCCTGTAGCTAGTATGTTTTATAATTCTTTAGCTCGTAAGTTTGCTACGTCATGGGATGAGGAAAAGAAAACATACAATGCCAATGTAATGAATATTGATACTACCAATGATACTGAAGTAATGTTGCATGATATTGTGGTTGGTATGAGACAAAACAGCCCATTATTCCGTGGTAATTTAGTAGACCAATATGACAACTTAGGTCGTGCTGTATATGAAGATGAAGCATATGTTGATTCATGGATGAAACATATTCCAGGAATTCGTATGAGTAAAGAGCGTGGTGAAAAGGTTGATCGCCTTATGGAGATATATCATGCTGGTGTTAGTAAACCAGATCAAAACTGGGACGGTGTAGAGTTATCAGCATATCAATATGAAATGTTTAAAAAACTATATGGTAATGATGTTAAATTACCAGCCGTTAATGCAAGAACTGGCAAATCTAAAATGCTAAATTTACGTGGCAGCATTGTGAATGAGATTGATAATCTTGTATACAGACATGATGCTAAAGTAGTTAGTGAGATCAAATCAGAGGATATACAAAAAATTATTGATTTAGAAGTGTCTAAATATAGAAAGGTAGCAACACAAAAGATGGTTGGTTTATCTGATGCTGTTGAAGTATCTCCAGGAATCAAATTACAAAGATACAATAACTTCTATATAGATCCTGTGACAAAACAAAAAGGTGGAATCTTATTTCCAGAACTAAGAAATTCTATCAATGCATTAAAAAACTTTAAAAGGGATCAATAAATAGATATCATTTAGTGGATTATTTAAACAAACGAGGGTAAAATACAGTAGAGGATTATTATGGCAATCGATATATCAAGCACAACTAGGCGTATAGTTTATACCGGCTCAGCTGGTACAGGTCCTTACGCATTTAACTTTGAAGTCTTAGCACAGACTGACCTTGCTGTATATTTTAACAATACAGAACTAACGCTCACTACAGACTATACTGTTTCTATTTCTGGAGACGGCACAGGTTCTGTCACGATCGTTGTCGGTACTAATGTTCCTACCACACCTATTGCTTCTGACCGTATTACAATTATTGGTGATCGTACAATCCAAAGAACAACAGACTTTACAACAGGTGGTCCTCTATTTGCAACCTCATTAAACGATGAGTTTGACAGCCAAACCATCTTTGTACAACAGGTACAAGAACAAGCTGATCGTTCATTACGTGCGCCTAACACAGATCCTACGACTGTGAATATGACACTGCCTATTAATACGGTACGTGCCAATAAAACACTAGCGTTTGATGCTAATGGTGATCCAACCATCGGTGAACTTATTGGTGACTATCGTGGTAACTGGGCAGCATCAACAAGCTATAACAAACGTGACTTAGTTAAAGACACAACGAATAACAATATTTATATTTGTCAAGTTGCACATACATCCTCAGGTTCATTGCCAATTACCTCTAATGCTGATGTAGCTAAATGGGATCTTGTTGTAGACGCTGCTACTGCCGCAGGCTATGTGACTGAAGCAGAAGACTGGGCAATTAAGACAGATGGTATTGTAGATAGTACAGACTACTCATCCAAAGCATGGTCTATTGGTGGTACCGGGGTAACAGATACAGCATCTCGTGGTGCTGCTAAAGAATGGGCAACCAAAGCAGAGGACAGCACAGTCGATGGTACAGAATACTCAGCTAAACACTATAGTGCTAAATCATCTGCTAGTGCATCTGCCGCATCAAGCAGTGCAAGTGCAGCAAGTACTTCAGCAAGTAATGCAGCAACATCAGCCAGCAATGCAAGTACCTCAGCAACGAATGCATCGAATGCACAGACCGCAGCAGAAGCTGCTAGAGATTCAGCATTAGCAGCATACGATAACTTTGATGATCGTTACCTTGGGGTTAAAACATCTGATCCAACACTAGACAATGATGGTGATGCTCTTGTTGCTGGTGCGTTGTATTACAATAGTACAGATGAAGCAATGAAGTTGTATACAGGTTCTGTCTGGGTCGCTGCTTATGTGACTGGCGATGGCTTCCTTGCTTCTGCAAATAACTTATCTGATGTATCAAGTGCATCAGCTGCACGGACTAACTTAGGTCTTGAGATTGGTGTTGATGTACAAGCCTACGATGCAACCATTGTTGTGGATGCAGACATTGGCTCAACCGTACAAGCCTACGATGCAGATACAGCTAAGACAGATGTGACACAAACATACACAGCACCACAGCGTGGTACAGTGACAGCTGACAACGATCTATCATTCGATCAAAACGCAACCAATAACTTCTCATGTACACCGAGTGCCGGTGGTACACTGACATTTACTAATCACACAGCTGGACAATCAGGTTATGTCTTACTCGATAACAGTAGTGGTTATGCGATCACTGCCGCAGCAACAACTAAGATCACTGCAACCGATCTAACCACGATTAGTACCGCTGGAGTCTATTTAATCTCTTACTTCGATAATGGTACTAACGCATACTTGACTGTTAGTGCTAGCTACAGTTAAGGACATGCATGAGTCTATTACAAAACAGTAATGCCATATCTACAGGTGGTGCATATCACCTAGAATCTAGTCTACGTTTTCGTAGAAATGGTTCTGCGTATTTAAGCAGAACAGCATCAACTGCCCCCACAAGCAATCAAAAAGGAACATTTTCATTTTGGTTTAAGCGTAGTGCGGTAAATTATGCAACAGAACAATGGTTATTTTCATCTAGTCTAACTAATAGAATGGGATGTTATATAGGATATACTGGAGCAAGTGCTGACCAAATAGCATTAGAATATTTTAATGCACTATATTTAGTAACAAAT